AAATGTAATAGTACTTGTATTTGGATTATATGTAAGCGGGGTGGTTGTATTATCAATATATAATTTATTACTTGTTGTACTAGTAGTTTTTGAAAAAGGAATATAATATATTAAATTATCATCAATAATAGTTAAAGCAACATTAGTAGCAGATGTTGCATTACCTAAAAAAGAAGGACATGTAACAGATGTTCCAATAGTTGCAGTACCCATAACATCTAATGACCCATTAATATTTACATTACTACTAGTAGTTAATGTAGTTAAATCAAGATTTGGATTAACGTTTAAAGTGTTTCCAACTAATTCTAATGTAGAACCTATATTTATATCAACTGAATTTTGAGGAGTAAAAACTAAAGGGTCAACACCTGTTATAGCAAGATTATTTATTTGTAAAAAAGAAGTTTTTCCGTTTGCTTCTCCGTATTGTACAAATGTCACTACATTTTCTGCTGAACTGCCATATGCCAAATCTGATGACCTTGTTAAATTTGCAGATGTATCATAATAATAAACATAGATACCATTACTACTCGCATCAGTTTGATTTCTAACTAATACTCTGTTATTATTTTGGAGTTGATATGTATCAATATATAAATTATTTGAAACATCTGTAAATTGATTTGTTCCATTATAAATCCAAGAACTAAAATTACCAGAAGCATCTGTTGTTGCACACTGACACGCTTGTTTTAAAACAATTCCTGAAGTAGCCGCGTCTACATAACTTTTTGGTACTACAGAGTTTGAATTATAGGTATATGTAGCAGAGTCTGCTGTTAAATTAATACCATAAGTGGTTAATAAATTTGTTATATTTGCATTACCACTTACATCTAAATTAAATGTAATATTTGGGTCTTTATTAATGCCAACATAACCTGATAATGTTGTATTACCTGTAACTGATAATGACTCAAATGTTGCTGCGCCCGAGCTAGAAACAGTTGTTAATGATGTATTACCCGAAGTAACATTTATTCCATCTGATGCTGTAATCAACCCACCTGAAGTTATTGTTCCTGTTGTTGTAATATAATCTGATGCTAAATTGGTTGTTGATGTTCCAATAGTTGCCAAGTGATTCACACTTAAATCATATACATTTAACCTATTTGCTGAAATATCAGTAGCTACGAGATTTCCTGAAAAATAACCATTTCCGGATACATCTAATGCATATGTGGAGCCAGAATTATACACCCCACCAATACCCACATAAGACCCAGGGATTTTTATTTTTTCACTCGTCGTTCCTAAAATAATTTGATTGGAAGCATCTACTATCGCATTGTAACCAATTGCAGTTGAATAATTGTATATTGTCGAGTTTGAAGAAGCATCTGAAGCATAACCTAAAAAAGTATTGTAATTTGAGGTTGATGACAATTTGTTTCCTGCTAAATTACCTAAAGCGGTATTACAAGAACTATCAGTAGTGTTTGATAATGCACTATAACCAGTTGCTACATTATTAGAACCTGATGTATTTTTATATAATGATCGATAACCAGTTGCTACATTATTAGAACCTCCTTTATTATTATATAATGATTGATATCCAATTGCTGAATTATTAGAACCTGATGTATTAAATCTTAATGCTTGATATCCAATTGCTGCATTATTAGAACCTAATGTATTTGAGTTTAATGCTTGATATCCAATTGCTGCATTATTAGAACCTGATGAATTATTTTGTAATGATTGATATCCAATTGCTGCATTATTAGAACCTAATGTATTCAAGTTTAATGCACTACTTCCAATTGCTACATTATTAGAACTTGATGAATTAGTGAATAGTGCTTTATATCCAATTGCTACATTTTCACTACCTCCTATATTATTAAATAATGATTGATAACCAATTGCTGCATTATAATTACCTGTTGTATTTAAGGCTAATGCATTACTTCCAATTGCTGAATTATTAGAACCGAATGTATTAGTATATAATGTATACGCTCCAATTGCTACATTTTCACTACCTGACGAATTAGTATATAATCCATACGCTCCAATTGCTACATTTTCACTACCTGACGAATTAGTATATAATGTTTGATATCCAGTTGCTACATTTTCATTACCTGTTATATTATTAAATAATGATTGATATCCAATTGCAGTATTGGTAGTAATATTTCCTCTTCCTCTACCAACTGTGATACTATTAATAGAAGCATCCATTGTTGTTCCTAAGTTTCCTGAAATATCTAATGTGTAAGCAGGATTACTAGTTCCAATACCTATATTATTTAAAATATCCGTAGGAGCTAATTTGTTTGTTGAATATAGAGTCCAATAAGGGGTTCCTTGTGTTCCAGTTGGTCCTGTAGTTCCAGTTGGTCCTGTAGTTCCAGTTGGTCCTGTAGTTCCTGTAGTTCCAGTTGGTCCTGTAGTTCCAGTTGGTCCTGTAGTTCCTGTTGGTCCTGTTCCTCCTGGTGGTGTAAAAGTAGTTTGTAAAAAACTATATCCATTACTACCATTGTATTGGTAATTAATATTTACAGGACCGCCAATAATATTTATTGTTAATAAAACTTGGTTACCATTGAGTGTAAAAGAATTACCAACGGATGGTATGATTATTGTAGTTAATGTTTTAGATGTTAATGTAAACGATGGTGATGTAGTTATAGTAGATTGAACTATACCACCAGAATCAATTACCTCTAATTTATAATTAATATTAGCTGAAGCGTCTGTAGTAAGATAACTATATAAATTTAATGTATATATTCCAGGAGGAGCGGTTTGTGTAAATAAAAAATTACTTAAAAAAGTCTGGCTTGAATTAGTATATATTACTGAATTGCCGGAAATAACTTGTTGTCCTGATAAATATTTATATGAACCAAATGCTGGCGAAGTTTGACTATAATTTAAATATAAAGGAAGACCACCATTTCCTCCTGCTTGGCCTTCTGCTCCTGTTGGTCCTTTACTACCTCCGTTATTAGTTGAAAATAAAGGTCTTGCATATGACATTATATAATATATATAATAATAAAATCAATAGAAATAAATTTAAAATAAAAAGTATCTTAAATATAATCGCTTTATATATTATATGAGTTTTGATTTGAACATTGATAATTATACAAAAAATGAATTAGCTGAAATGTTTGATTTACCAGTTAACTATGATAAAAATATTCTAGATATGAAAGAATCTAAATTGAGAGAAAGTATTGTAAATAATAGAGAAATAAATATAGATACAAAAGAAAAAACAATTAATTTTTTAATTAAAGCAAAAACTATATTAATAAATAGTCCTAATAATCAAAAACAAAACCAAAATAATAATCAAAATCAAAATACAGATTTAAAACAAAAAATAATGGATTTTTATAATTCTAGTTATGAATTAAAGCCTAGTAAATTAGAAGACCCACAAGAACATATGGTACAAGTTAGACCAGAAAAACCATATTTATCATCATATCCAAGTGAGTTTTTTCCAGGTATTATTAATCCTTTGAAAAAAAGAACAATAAAGAAAAATTTAAATATTGACACCAGATTTAGAGAGAATTATTTTGCATCCCCTTCTACTAATTTTAATATTGCATTGCCTGTAAATTTTGATAATGTTTTGCAGATGCAGTTAACTGCAATAGAATTACCAACAACATATTACAATGTTTCGAAACAATATGGTAATAACTTTTTTACTATAACCGCTAATACATCTACAAGTGTAGTTACTATTCCCGATGGCAATTACACTTATGAAGGTATTGTAAATGTTATAAATAATGAATTAGTTCTTTTGGGTTATCCTTTTAGTAAAGTAGTATTTTTATTAAATATAAATAATAATTCCGGTAGTGGACAAATGATGGTAGGACCACTAGATGCTTCTTTGAACACATTATCGCTAAACTTTCAAGCAGATAGATTTGGGGTTGATGACCGTAATACTCCATTGCCTTTAAAATTTGGATGGACTATGGGTTTTAGAAATGGTATTTATACAAATAATTTGAATTATGTATCTGAAGGTATAGTTGATGTAACTGGACCAAGATATGTTTATTTAGTTGTAGATGACCATAATAATAATGTAAATAATGGATTTTATAGTGCATTTAATTCGTCACTTTTAAATAATAATATTTTAGCTCGCATATCATTACAATCTCATTTTTTTGATGTTCAGCTATCAAATAATTTAAATATTGTAACTAATCCGAGAGAATATTTTGGTCCAGTCAATTTACAAACTATGAATATTCAATTATTAGATGAATACGGAAGAGTAGTGGATTTGAATAATATGGATTTTAGTTTTTGTTTAACACTTGTTACTGCTTACGATATTTAATTTTAAAAATAAAAAGTTATAAAAAATAAATTATAAAAATATTATAATATTATAAATTAAATAATATTATAATATTTTATAATGTCAAGACCATTTAAACCATATATGGGAAAAAATACATTTGGAGTACTTAAAGAATCACAAGAAGCTGGTCAATATGTATTGAATAAAAAAGCATTAGCTAGTTTTTGTCCGCCGAAAATTTGTATTCCTAGTAAAACAGTTGCAACTCAAAGTAATAGACTTTTATTAAGAGAGGCAAACAGAATTTATTATAGCAGATGTCGTAATCCTTATAATATAGCAAATTTAAATATTAATTTGGTAACAACATTAGATTTAAGTGGTGTGCCAATTATTCAACAAAATGACCCTTATGAAATTCCGGCTAATTTAAATGTATCTTCTATACCATATCTAGATTATACAATTGACCCAAGTGGAAATTTATTTGGAAATACTATTTGTGGTACTGATAATTTTCAAAATTATTTACGATTTAACCCACCATATGCAACTGCTAATCCTGGCTATATTGGAACTTTATAATTTTTATTTTTTATTTTAAACAATAAATAATAATACATATGTAACTATTGATACTGTAATGCAAGTTGATACATTAATATTAGATTTTAACCCTTTTAGGTTTATATTTTTTTCAGTAAATTTATTATATTCTTTTTTTTCATCCGAGTAATTGGCTTCAATATCAAAATTATAATTTTTAAATTGTGAAGACATTGGTACTTGCATTGGTACTTGCATTGGTGTCGGATTTTTTATTGGCTTTGATGTTGAAAATGGAAATGATCCAGAAATATAAGTTGGATAATTTTTTTCAATATCTACAAATTGTCCCCATTCATCATCAAAGTAATAATGCTCAAAAGTATTTACTTCTCTATTCATTTTAATTGTTATTATTTAGTATATTATAATTATACAATTTATAAAATATATAATTATAATTCAATTTTATTTTAAAATACTAATTATTTAATTGTTATTTAATGTGACTAGTTTTAGAAATATATTTAAAATATCTAAATAATAATCTATTGAAGCTTGTACAAAATCACCATAATAATCGCGTTGTAAAATTGTGTTTGTATCATAAATAATATATCCTGAAAAAATGACTATTCCAATAGCCGCCAAGGATTTTGTTAGCATTGTTGATTTATGAAATAGAGAAAATATTTGAGCGATTATCAATGCTAATAATGAAAAAAACAAAAATAGGCTAGTCTTAAATCCTAATGCAACTCCAAAAGCTAATAAAAATGCACCAATTAAAAACATTGTTAAAAAAACTCCAATACTTCCTAGCATTGCCATATTTATTAGATTGTCGTCATTTATTTTTAATTTAAGTGAAGCTAATAAAATGCCCCAAATATAAGAAAATGCAGAAAATAATATTAATTTTAACCAAATCGGCATTGGAATTACTGCTAATGCATAAATAATTATAAATTCTACTATAATTAACATAAATTGTTTCATATTTGTTTTATCATTATTTGTAACATTTGTATTATTCATAACATAATAAGTAATACCTAATTGTGTTATTAAATTGGCAAAAGTTAATATCATTAATTCTTTTTTTCCTTTTAGTAAACTGATTAATTTAACCATTATATAATGTTATTTTATTTTATTATTTTTACTTTTATTTATTTTAACGCTTTGCTCCCATTTTGATAAGCATTTTTTTTGCTTTTTTAGAAATATTTCTGTATTTTTTACCTTTTGTTCTATACTGACGAGCTCTAATATATGCTGAATAAACACCTTTAGAACTAATTTTGCATGTATTTTTCTTGCAAATTGGGAATGATTTTTTTCGTCCTAAAAAGCATTTTCTGCCACATTTTCTTAGCATTACTGTTTTTTGGTGATAACCTGGTTTTTCTTTTTTCCATCCTCTAGTAGCTGAGCCTCGACCCATATTTTTACGTGTTTTAGACATTATAAAATACGATTAGATTTTTATTTTTAATTATTAAAATATATTATAAAATATACTATGGATACTATTGAAGAAGATAGCTCAGAGTATAAAATTAATAAACAAAGTGAAATTATTGAAACATATGAAAATAGTAAACAAAATGAAATAGTAGGACAAAATGAAATAGTAGGACAAAATAATTTAATTAATGAACAACAATTATTAAACCAATTAGAACACCTTAAAAATACTATTGCATCAATGAACATGGAAAAAGACCATATTCATGCTATAATATGTGAACAACATGCACATATAGAAAATCAAAAATATTTATTAGAACAGCAATATAGAAATGAAAAAAATGTTTTTTTATCACCTCCTCAAAGAAGATATAGTTCTCCTCCACCCTCACCTACAGCATCACCTCCCCCATCACCTGCAGCATCTTCAAAATTAATAAGACCCTCTTCTTTTAGGGCAGCATCACTATCTAACACAAATGAACGATTAAGAAGAGCACAAGCTGCTGCTGCTGCATTTGTCAGAGAAGATGAACAAGTATCTAGCGATAGCGGCTCTTCAACGGATGCTTCAGGAAATCAATTAGATGCTTCAGGAAATCCTATAAAGCCTGCTACTGAAACTACTGTTCAAAAAATAAATAATGACCTAATTACTTATAAAAAATATTCTTACCAAGAAATTGAAGAGAGAATCCAAAAAAACTATTTTGAAGTTAATCAAAAATATTCTAGTGCATTAGACATTGTAGCTACTTATTTAAAAGGTCAAAAACTCATTTATATGGAATCTAAATCTTATTGTGAAATTAAACTATATAAATTAATGTTACCAGCTATTTTTTTGTCTGCAGTTGCTACGGTTATTGCTTCCATTATGAATAACTATAAATGGGGTCCTTATTTGATTGCTAGTTTAAATGGAGTAATCTCTTTTTTATTAGCGGTTGTAAATTATTTAAAATTAGATGCTACTGCAGAAGCACATAAAATATCAGCTCATCAATATGATAAGTTACAAACTTCAATGGAATTTTTGTCAGGTACTACATTATTATTTCATAAAGAAGGAAAAGATATTCAAGCACGATTAGATGAGGTTGAAAAAAAAATAAGTGAAATAAAAGAAAGTAATCAATTTATAGTTCCAAAAGATATTCGAACAATGTACCCAATTACATATAATACCAATGTATTTTTAATAATAAAAAAAATAGAGGATATTAAAAAACGAAAAATAAATAATATAACAGATATAAAAA